AGAGGAAATCTCCGCTCCCCCGGAGGATGGAGACGAGGAAGACGGTGAAGGCGCTGACGGGGAAGCCCCCGCTGCCTTCGACATCGCCGCCGTTACACTCCCCGAAGGCGTCACGCTCGACGAGGAAACCGGCAAGTCCTTCTCCGACATCCTCGGCAACGCTGAGTTGTCGCCGCAAGATCGCGGTCAGCAGCTGCTCGACCTCCACGCCAAGGCGCTCGCCGACGTTACCAAGTCCGTCCAGGACGGGCTAGCGGAGCAGGCCAAGGCAACCTGGTCCAAGATGAATGAGGACTGGCGCGGGGCAATCAAAGACCTGCCCGAGTTCAAGTCCAATCCCGAAGCTGAGTCCGGCAAGATTATGCAGGTCCTCAAAGGCCTCGGTGCTGGCGAAGACTTCTTCACCGCCCTCGGCCTCACCGGCGCGGGCAACCATCCTGCAATCCTGCAGGTTCTACACCGGCTTGCGCAGCCCATGTTCGAGGGTTCCGCCGTAAGCGGTCAAGGCAAACCGGCGTCGGCCAAACGACTGGGCGACAATATGTACACCTCAACAACGCGAGGATAGCAGGATGACCACGTTCAACGCAGCTTTCGCCGCGGCGCGTAAGGAGAAAGGGGCCGGGAAAACTTTTACCTGGAACGGGAAACTCTACACGACCGATCGTGCTGACGACCCGCCGAAGGGGAAGGAGAAGAAGGAAGCCGACAAAGGGGGCGCAAAAGCGTCTCAGCCGAAGCAACGGTCGGCACCGGCTGCTGAGGACAAGCCGCCGAAAGTTATGTCAGAGGCTCCGGCATTTCCGGACCAGCCAAAAACGGAAAGACTTCGGCGCGTGGGTGTTGGTATCGGAGAGCTCACCCCGATGGTGCGCAAGGCTCTTGATCGTGCCGACAAAGCGGACGCCAACAAGACACGAGACGACCTGACGAAAGAAGAGTGGGACAAACTCCAAGATCGTCGGAAGAAAAGCCGAGGCGCCAGAATGTATCGTTCGGTGTAGTAATCAAACCAAGCTAGGAGTAACTAAGAATGTTGTTTCCTGACGTACCATTCAACCCCACGCTGAACGACTTCCTCCAGGCTCTCGGGCCGGACGATGCCGTTACAGACCTGGGTGAATTGCTGCATCAGACCAACCAGATGTATGAAGAAATGACGTTCGTCGAGGGCAACCTCCTGACCGGCCATCGCTTCACCATCCGGACTGGCCTCCCAACACCTGTCTGGCGCCGCATGTACCAAGGCGTCCAGCCAACCAAGAGCACCCGCGCGCAGGTAACTGCGTCCACCGGGATGCTCGAAGACTACGCTGAGGTTGACAAGGCGCTTGCCGATCTGAACGGGAACACTTCCCGCTTCCGTCTGCAGGAAGACATGGCGCACATCGAGGGCTTCAACCAAGTCGTCGGTCGCTCCCTGATCTACGAGTCGGAAGACAACGTGCCTGAGGCGATTACCGGCATCATGCCGCACTTCGCGAACGTCGGCACAACCGGCACCGCGCAGCAGGTCATCGACGCTGGCGGCACCGGCACTGACAACGCCAGCATCTTGCTGGTCGGCTGGGCACCGAACACTGTCTACGGCATCTTCCCCAAGGGCTCGAAGGCAGGCTTGTCTGTCCGCGACCTCGGCGAAGTGACGGCGCTGGCGCGTACCGGCGACAACCTCGCGACCGGCTACTTCCAGGCCTACCGTACCCACTACAAGTGGGACCTGGGCCTCGTCGTGCAGGACTACCGCTACGTTGTTCGGATCGCCAACATCGACCGCTCGTTGATGGGTGCTGACCCGACCCTGACCGGCTACACCGGCGCGAACCTCCCGAACCTGATGTTCCAGGCCATGGAGTATATCCCGTCGTTGGAAGCCTGCCGTCCAGTCTTCTACATGGACCGCTCGATGAAGACGTTCCTTCGGCAGCAGTTGCCGAATGTCATCAAGAACTCGCAGCTGCAAATGATGGACGTTGGCGGCACGAAGGTTGATGCCTTCCAGGACATCCCACTCCGGCGCATGGACGTGATGCGCGCTGACGAAGCCCGTGTAGTGTAAGGAGACACTCAAATGATCATCGACAAACTTATGTCTCCCGCGATCCGACTGCCGCTCAGCGGCTTGACGATCTCGACGCAGACACTGGTACCGCCTGGCGACGGTCAGGCTGGCGTCATCGACCTCGGCGTTGCCCGGAATATCGGGATGATGTCCAAGTCGAACGGCCCGGCCTGGGAGCTCAACGTCCGTGGCGCTACCTCCGGCGGTGCCGCCACGATGGCGCTCCAGCTCATCACGTCGGCCTCCTCCGGCTTGGGTTCGCCTACGACACTGTTCACCACCGGCGTCACCACCCTTGCCAACCTGGTCAAGTTCGACCAGTTCTTCATCGTGCCGGACTCCGACGCTGTTCTCCGGTACATCGCCTGGCAAGCAATCGTGGCGACCGCCGTCTTCACCGGCGGCACCGTCTCGGTCGAGTACGTCGCCGATATGCGCCGTTATCGCGCCTATACCGCACAGGGGAACAGGTAAGTCATGTCAGGCAAACCCACCTCCCTCGCCGCACAGCTTTCGCGAGACGACGCGGCGCAAAAGATTGTCGAGGCAAAAGAGGACCTCGATACGGCGCAACTGCCGACCCCAGATGGAAAGATTTGGGTTCGGCTCGAGCGCCCGTGTTACGACGCTTACGGCGTCTATCACCAGATCGGACTCGCGGTGCTTGACGCTGACGCGGTTCCACCGAGCGCGAAGAAGCTGACGAAGGCCGACGCACTTGGCCTGACCCCGGCGGCTGCCTCCGACGAGGACTGACAACGAAGGCGGGGGAGGTTAACGCTTCCCCCGCCTCCCTCCAGCCAAGGGGCAAACCATGCAAGACCTTCGCAACCTATTCAACCAAGCCCTGTCTGCGGTTGGGAATGAGATCGTAGTAACTGACCCCGCCGGTCCCGGCAAGGCGCAGGACATGCTTCGGCTCTGGTTCCCGGTAGCGAGGCAAGCTGTGTTCACCGCAGCCCACTGGCCCTGCCTTCGCGCCACCAAGCTTCTCGCGCGAGCGGCTACCCGCGACGACTCCCTGCCGTGGACGAACGCTGACCCGGCCCCGGACTATATGTATTCCTACGCCCTCCCGGTCGACATGCTGCAACCGCAGTATATGGAAGATTTTGCCCCGTTCAAGATTGGACGTGTGGGCTCGGAGAAGCTCATCTTTTCAAACAACCCAACCCCCATCCTCTGCTACACGCAGGATGATGAAGTCCCGGTCAACTGGGATGCCGACGTTTACCGTTGTGTTGTCTGGTCTCTCGCCGCCGCCATCAACATGAGCCGGAGCGGCAAGATGAACGTGACGCAGAAGCTCGAGCAGCAAGTGGTCGACCTGATCATGTCGGCGGGCGAGAACGCCGCGAACGCAGACGACACCTATTACGACGCAATCCCTTCCTTCTGGGCGGGCACAGGATTTCAGGTGCCCGGCCTGCAGAACCGGTTCTACTACCCCACAGCTTCCTTCCGCGTAAGCGCGGTGGCGGCGTGACCCAGAAAGCCCAGACCTTCGCCTTCATCGTCGGGGAAGTTTCCCCTGCGTTCTACGGGCGTCTCGATCTCCAAAAGTACCCGCTTGGAATGGCGGAGGTGGAAAACTTTTTCGTCGATTACCACGGGGGACTGTTCAACCGGAGCGGCTCCGAGTTCATCGCGATGCTCCCAGAACAAACGCATAAGTTTGCGAGGTTCCGCACCAAGTTTCACGACCTCACCGTCCTCTTCACCGAGAACAAAATGCGGGTGCTGCGGGACGGAAAGTTCCTCCACACGGTAGCGGACGCCGCTGGTAACATCTCCGCTGGTGTCGTGACCGCGACGAATACGCTGGCGGTGGGCCAGCTTGTCTGGGTGGACAACGGGACGTTCCGAGGTTACTTCAACGTAACGGCGCGAGTGGCGGGCAACTTTACCATCAACTCCCCTATCGGTCAGGTTGTCCCGAACGGCGCTGTGACTTGGGCTCCGGTGTACGAACTCGCCACCACCTTCGTTGCCGCCGACATCGCGGCGCTGAAAATTTATCAAGACGGCAACCAACTTGTCTGCACCCGAGACACTCGCCTCCCCACTTTCATCGCGCGCACGACTGACATCTCGTGGGCCCTCACCACGTTCAACAACGTGCTGCCAGCCGCACCAACCGGGCTGTCTGGAACCGCCTCCGGCGCCGGTTCCGCCTCGGTCGGCTTCGCCGTAACTGCGGTAATTGACGGGGTGGAGTCTGGTTCGTCCGTTGAGCTGATCACAAACTCCATCGTCAACTATACCACGACAACCGGCCACTTCACGTTTAGCTGGGGTGCCGTTACCGGCGCACAGCGTTACAACGTCTACCGCTCCCTCGTCTACCCTACGACCTACCCCACCGGGGCGCAGTTGGGATACGTGGGATACACAACCGGACTCAGCTTCATCGACCGGAACATAACCGCGGACGGGCTGAAGACAATCCCAGCCGCTGTGGACTTTTTCTCCGGGAGTAACTTCCCTGCCGTATACACCCGCTTCCAGCAGCGCGGTGTTTACGCCGGACTCGCGAACGACCCGCTCACCGTCATCGGCTCGATTGCGCAGGATAAGTCCCGCTTCAGTCTCGCTTTCCCCACAATCGCCACGGACAGCTACAGCTACACAATCGACGCTGAGAGCGAGCGGCCAATAAAACATATCCTCGCCCTCCGCTACGGCATGATGCTGTTCACGGATGATGGGATTACCCAGCTTCGTGGGGGGAGCGACGGCGTTGCCATCTCCGCCGTCTCCGCTATCGCCGAGCCGCAAGGCTACGTCAGCGTCTCCAACCTAACCCCCATCGCCATCAACCTCGACGTGCTGTTCATGACCTCGCTTAACAGTGAGCTCAACCAAATGGTCTACACCGAGTACACGAATAGCTTCAAAATGCAGGACATCCTCGTGTTGTCCACGCATATGTTCGGGCCTGAGAACCAAGCGCTCGAGGTGACCCTTACCGCCGAGCCGTACAAACTTATCCACTTCGTTCGGGAAGACGGACAGCAGGTTGTGCTGACCTACGAACGCAATCTCGAGGTCTACGGCTGGGCGCGCTACCGCACGAAGGGAGACTACCTCAGCGTGCTGGCCGTGCGTGAAGGAAACTACAATCTCGCGTATCAGTCCGTGCGCCGACGTATCCAAGGGACTGATGTTATGTTCATCGAGCGGGAGCGCCCGCGTCTCGACGACGCCTACGAGTCCCTGTGGTATGTGGACGCTGGCTACGCAAGGCCGCTGCTGCGCCCGGCGTTCACCGCGAGACTGGCGAAGATTGGTGCGGACAGCAATCCGCTCGCGGTTTGGCGTCTCACCGTTTCTGACGTGGCTTGGGCGGCGATCGACCAACGAGTCTACGCGGCGGGCGGTATCTTCCGCGTCACCTCGGTCGGCGCGGGCACTGTCGATATCGTGGCGCTGGTGGAGGCACCCGTCAATCTGTTCTACAAGAACCGGGAACTCCGGCTGGCGATAGGAGACTGGGGCTACAACACTCTGGTAACTGCCGTTGCCGGACTCTGGTGGCTGGAAGGGGAAACCGTCAGTGTCATGTACGACGGAGACGCCTCGACTACGCTGGTTGTGAGCGGGGGCACCGTCGCCCTCGGCAGTAGCGCCGCTTACATAGTCGTGGGGATGGGATACTCTGCCCGCGCGAAAACTCTCCCACTCTCCCTACCCAACTTCGTCCTCGGTGGGAACCCCCTGAGTCTCCGTGGACTGGCGATCCGGCAGCTCAAGTCCCGTGGCTTGTCCGTCGGTTCCAGCTACGATGATCTGGAAGAACTCCCCTCCCGCCGCGCGGAAGCTTGGGGCAACCCTCTAGCCGACTTCACCGAGATGACCACACATGAACTTTGGGGCTCTGGCGGTTGGGACGTGGATGCCGAGATTTGCTTTGAGCAAAAGTACCCACTCGCCTGCGGCCTCATTGGCTTCACCTTTAACCTCGACGTGGGTGATTAAATGTGGGAGCTGGATAACAGCCTCGATCTCCCCCCGGACGTGGCCGTCGTGACAACCTCCGTTTGGCGCTATCCCGAGATAATGCTGGTCGGCGTGATGCGGAGTACAATGCTTGCCCCGCCGTACCTTTGGGCGCAGGTTATAAACGGTGGCTTGCGTAATCTGCGAAAAGCCCCCGCACTGCTTACCGAACTGCAACAACGCCTCTACGCCCCCATCGTCTACGCCGAGGCAGAGTGCGCCATCCCGCGTAATCAAGCACTGCTTCGCTATCTCGGCTTTGAAGAAATCCCTGCGCCGCCTGAGCGCAAGCTATACAAACGGAGCATCTAATGGCTTTCCTCGCCCCAATCGCACCTTACCTCATGGCGGGGGCGTCCGCCGTCAGTGGTATTGCCCAGTACCAAAACTCCCAGTACCAATCGCAAGTGGCGACGAACAACGCCAACCTGCTAGCGCAGCAGGCCGAACGGGAAACCTTTGCCGCCAACCAAGATATCCAGGACCAAGACACCGGAGCGCGGGCGGAAATCGCCAACATGCTGGCGCAGATGGACGCAAGCGGGATTAACTCCAGCACCGGCTCGATGATGTTCCGGCGGGCGGGAGCGGAGGCACTTGCTTTGCGGGATCGCGAGCGCCTTGGCCTCAAGCGGGACGTGACGCTGGAGAACACCAAGCGGATGGAAATGGCGCAGCGGGCGGAAGCTAAAGCGGCCAAGCGGGCCGGGAAACTCGGTCTCCTCTCCACCGCCCTCAGCGTAGGCACTTCCTTTCTCTCTGGGTCAACAATGTTGAATGAGTACAGCAAGGGGCGCATGGCTCTGGAAGGCAACAGCGTTGGGGGAGCACGGTAATGGCTATCGGTGACATCAAGGCAAGCGGTGGTCTCCAGGCCCAACTCGTATCCGACCGCTCGAGCGAAATCATGGGCAACGCTGTCGCTGGTCTCGGGGACTCTGTAAACCGGCTGGCCCAGACCGGTCTCGGCTACCTCAACTCCCGGACCGACATCGAGCTGGTGTACGACCAACGGGCGATGAAGTCGAAGTCACTGGAGCTCGACACGCAATTCCTCCAATACCAGCAGGATGCGGGGAAAGAGTTTACTGAGTTTTCGCGCGGGCGTAGCTCCACTCCCGCCGGGATGACGCGGGATTACGATGCGATGGTGGGCGAGCGGGAGAAGGCTTTCCTCGCCACCGTTCCGCCTCGTCACCGGGAGGAAATGGAAGCGCGGCTGGCGCAAGATCGCGCCCAGCGTGTGGGGTCGGCGTTTACTTCCGAGCTGACTCTCCTCGACACCGCTGACACCAACAACCTGAACGCCGGGCTGAACACACTCGGCTCCGCCTTGAAGGCCGGTACGATTAGCCTTGAGGACGCCGAGGCCGAGTACGCGGCGATGCTCGGGAAGACCTCGTTGCCCGCCGAAACCCAGTCGCAGTTTCTGGAAGTCGGAAAGGCCACACTGCAGGGGCTGGAGTTCGGCACCGTTATCGAGCAAGCGGCGATGGGCTACGGTTCGGTGACTCCGGCAGCGGATGGAGACGTTGTAGCAGCCGGGCTGATGCCGGGAGAAAGGGCGGTACTAAATGCCATCGCTGCAAAAGAGTCTCCGGGTTATGATGTTTGGAACGGGGGCACCACCTTCTTCGGCTATGAAGATCATCCTGCGGCGTCGGGTACGTATCCGGGAGAAAGCTCTGCTGCGGGAAAGTATCAATTCATTATCGGCACCTGGAGATCAGCTTCCGCCTCGTATGAGAAAGCCACTGGAGTAAGAGTTCCAAACTTCAGCCCCGAATGGCAGGATCGGGTGGCGCTTCACTGGGCCGAGGTCATCTTCAACAAGTGGAACACGGCGGGGCTTACCTTCAAAGGCGCTCTCGCCAGCGGCGACCCGGCGCAGATCGTTGAAATTCGCCGGACGCTGGGGAACCCGAAGATTGCAAGCAACCCCAACTCGGTTGAGTGGGAAGGCTGGGCAGATCGGTCGTTTGGCCCCGGTGGCGCGGAGGCCGCGGACAAGGCGTGGCTGGAAATTTTCACCGGAGAGAAGGGTATCGCGGGCGGGGGGACTGGAACCGCCGATGGCGTCAACGCATGGACTGACCCTCGCTTTACTAGCCTCTCCCTCGAGTCGAAGCAGGGCTTCGCTAACGCCGCAGCGGCAGCGGTGGAAAATCAGAAGGCGCAGCTGGCGGCGAATGTAAAGCTAGAGCGGGATGCCTTCCTTGATCAGGTGTATAACGCTGGTTACCTCAACGACCCGGCGATAAACGAGAAGCTTAAGTCGTCTCAGTACTGGGATGCCTCGGCGCAGGCTAAGTTCAACGAGGGGACTAACGTTCGCCAAGCGGCAGAAAAGGACTCCTACGACGTTCGCTCAGCACTTAACGCCGGGCACCCGCTTTCCCAGAAACAGGGGGAGGCGTGGGGAGCCTCACTCGGCGAAGCCTACTTTGGGAGAGTTGCGGCTGGCGATCCAGCAACTCTATCCTCTCTCGCCAACGATGTTACGAAAGCAGGGCTGTTCCCGACCGGCTCCGTTGACGCCTTCCGAATGGCGATGGGAAATCCCGAGACAGAAGGAGCGGCGCTGGCGTTCCTTGCCTCCGCCCACGCGGGGAATAGCAGCATTCTCCGCCGGAGCGGCTTTACGCAGGACGACATTGCGGAAGTGCAACTCTACAAGAACTTCGCCCTGAATACGGGGTCGCCCGAAACGGCGCTGGCCGATTATAGGAAGTCGCAGGAGGTAGCGGCGGCGACAGGAAAGTCTCCGGCGCAACTGGAAACGGAGTCTGTCAAAGCGTTCAGCGCCGCCTACCCCACCTCGGATGAGCTGGTGGACAAGTTTGATGGCTGGCTCTCCCGCACACCGGACACCAAGCTAAACGAGAACACGAGCAACCAACTGATGCTGGATGCCTCGGTCGCGTACCAACTGGGCTACAAGAAGTTCGGCACAGAGGAGGGAGCGGAAGCTTACATGCAGACCGCCCTCGACAATACGTGGGGGACGACGCAGACAAAGACTTTTGGAAACTTTATGACTTGGGGGCAAGAAGGCTCTGTACCTGTACTGATGAAGTACCCGCCAGAGACCTACTATCTCTCAAGCGACGGGACTTACAAAACTGGGGACTACGGCTGGCTGTACACAGCGGTCAGTGACTACGCCGTTGAAAACGGTGCAGCCTTAGCTGGTGCTGTTCTTATGGCCGACGACGAGACCGACAGAGACATTCGTGCGGGAAGAAAGCCGACCTACAAGGTGATCGGAAGGGGGGAGTTTGGCGACGCGATGGTGCTGCCGGGTCGGTTTGGTGGGGAGGAGCTGGACGGCGAAGTTATCTCTGGCGTAACTCGCGCCCAAGATCAAACCTCCGCGTTGGAAGGAGTGGCGCAATCACGTCAAAGTGTGTTCGATCTTGAGCAGCAACTTGAAACAGCAACTCGGTTTACCGCAACTCCTGACCCTGTGAAAGTGGAAGAACTCACCACAAAGGTCACTGAAGCCAAGCGGGTGAGGGATGCCGCTGTGCTTACCGCACGGGAGCAGGGCCACCTCGCACCCGGCCCGACAGACGCTGACGTTGAGACCGACGACCAGGTACTTGAACTCGCTGCTGGTTTTGAGGCCCGTCTTGCCTCCGACGCCGCGCTCGGTCAGCGGCTAAGCAGCCTGCTTAACCAGAGCAAGATCAAAGACCCGCAGGAAGCCGTGTTCGCCGCTATGGTTGAGGTCTTCTCGAAGGACATGAAGCTTCCGCCAGACCTTGCCGCGAAGGTTATAACTAAAATGATGGAGTTGCAAGAATGAACAAGGTCAACCAAAACCCACTCTTTCGTCCGCTTGCTCTCCCCGGCGCTGACGCCTATCCAAAACTCAACCCAACCTTCCAGCAAACAATGTCGGCAGCGTTCGGGCTGGAAAGCGATGTTATCAATCTCCTCGACTTTATGAGTCGTCCGACGTTCGAGCGTGATCCGGCGTTCAGTTTTCGGGACGAG